TTCGTGCGGGTCGGCTTAGTTAAGGGGAAGTTGGTCGACATGCGTCGCTCCTGTCTGTTTCTTCTGCTGTGCCGGCGTCAAGTCGGGCGGCGGTTCGGTCGTTCCACTGGAAGCAGCCGCGGCGCCGGCGGCGGCGACGCGACCGTCCGAGTCGTACTTGAGCCCGAGGTCGTCGGCTCTTGTGTTGTCCGCGGCCTGCTCTTTGTCGATCTGCTCGGAGGAAACTCCGCGCGCGCCGACTTCCCGTACGCGCGAGCTGAGGCCCGAGCGAATCGCGTCCTTCGCGGCCTGGACCTCTTTCGCCGGATCGACCCATGGCCAGCCCGGGGTGTCCCACTCATGCGCGAGGAACGGCGCCGGATCTTTCGCGTACTGGTTGACCAGCTCCGCGGGGAAGGCGCCGGCGAGCATCGCGGCCTGCATAAAGTCGGGCCATATCTGCTCGCAGAACTGGAAGACGAGGACCTGGTATTGGTAGGCCTCGCACCAGCGACGGAACTCGAGAATACCCGCGCGAATCGACGAGTAGTTGACGTTCGATAGATCGCCGGTGAGCTGCTCGTACGTGAGGCCGAGCCCCTTCGCGACCGCGCGTAATGTCTGGTTCACGAAGGCCTCGAAACCGATCCCAGGTTCCGGAGGCGTGAGGAACTCCGGATCCTCGCCCGGCTTCAGGTGTAGGACGGCGCCCGGTTCGAGCTGAGCGTCGACGGTCCCGTTCCCGCGGGACGTTTCGCCAGGCATTGCGAACCCGCCGCCGCCGGTCGATTTGATCCAGACCGAGAGCAGCATCGAAACTTTCGTACGGACCAGCGCGGCGTCCATCAGTTGATTGAGGTCGTACAGCTTGACGAGCGTCGGCGTGATCCATGGAACGCCGCGGATCTGGCCCGGCCGCTTCACCTGGTAGCAGTGAAGAATCTGGTCCGCGGGGACCCGGTACAGATTCGCGTCCGTGCTCGGGAAGTTGCCGCCCGGGTGATCCCGGTACAGGTGGTACGCTTGCCGGCGGCCGATCAGGTCGAACTCGATCCCCGCGCGCGTGTAACCGGTCGGCGTCGATTCGCTCTTCCAGTACGGGAGATGATCGGCTTCGATCAGTTGAAGCTGGAAGGGAACCGTCAGGCCGTCCTCGAGCCGGCGGAACCGTTTCCGAATGAGAACCTCGCCGTCGCGTTGAATCGTTCGGCAGGCCAGCGTCTCGAGGCCGTAGAAGTCGAGGGTCCCGTTTGCGTCGGCCTGCTTCGTCCACTTCTCGAACGTCTCGCGGATCAGTTGCCGAACCTTCGGGTCCGGATGTAGCGACCGCGGCGTGATCCCACTCCCGACGGCGTTCGCGGTGAAGGTGTCCAAAGCGCCCGAGACGTACGGGTTCTCGCGTTCCATCTTCCGAGAGCGGGCCCGCATAAGGTCCCCGTCGGCGATGATCGTCTGGTTAACTTCCGTGTTCGACGGCCGAAACCCTGCGATCCGCGAGAGCGTCGTGCTCGCTGCTTCGTAGAACGCCCCCATGTAACGGCGGGCCGTCCACTGCATCAGCGGCTTTAAAATTTGCATGTATTGGTTTTAACAGTCGTTCGCCATGGAGAGGACGGTGACGCGCGTCGGCGCCTGGCCGTCGGCTGCTGCGACGTCGTCGGCGATCAGCTTCCGAATCTGCAGCATTTCGTCGAGCGATCGGTACGTGGTTTTACGATCGCGAAACTGCACTTCGGACGCTCCGGTTTTGATGGCTTTATCGATCGCCGCGAGGTCGTCGGAAGTGTAAGGCATTTGAGAACACTATAACCCAGGCCCGCGGCCGGTTGTGTCTCAGAGCTTGGCGCCGCGGATCGTCGGGCCCTGGTCGGGTCCCCCGCCGATGGTGCCGTCCTTTTCGGGGATCCCGAACTGTCCGCGCAAGTATCGCCAGTTTTCCTCGGTGAACTTGTCGGCCCGGAAGATATAGGCGCCGCCCACTGCATAAACCCAGGTGTCGAGCGGTTCGTTACGTGGGAAGACCTTCTCGAAGGTGATTGTTCCCGACTTGCCGTTTATCACCCGCTTCTCGGCCGTGATGCCCTTGTAGAAGTCGTCGCTTCGGCCGGCCGGAAGGTGAACCGTCGATTCGGTCTTTCGGAGCTCCGTATATAGCTTCGTCTTCAGGAACCCAGTCCCGAGCGTAACGATCGGGATATCTCGGCCGAACCCGCGCCGCTCTCGAGCTGCTTCGCGTTCACTTACCCCGTGTATCGCGTTGAGCTGCTCGCCGTCGAGGCCTCGAATACAAACCACGGTGCCCGGGCCGCCGATGATAATCCCCGCGGCCGACCAGGCCGGCGCGACGTGCTGAGCTGCGAATTTATAGACCGGGTCCGGATTGTGACCGACGTCGACGAGCATCGCGACGATCGGCAGCAGCGCGCCGGAAGGGTGCCGGAAGGTGAGCTTTAGAACCTGGTCGAGCTTGGTCCAGTATTCCTCGGAGCTCGTAAGCTTCGGCAGGCCGTCGGGCTCTCGGAGCTCGATCACGCCATAGTCGACGGTGATCACATGGAGGCGATTGTCGTCGTCGGGCCCGAAGCCGAGAATCTGGTATTCGAGGCGTGTCGCCTGGACGTCTACGCCGCACATGAGGAAAACGATCCGCGGGTCGACTTCGACGAACGGGCCGATCTCGTAGGGCTCGGCGTTCTCTTTGACTGTTTCCCATTCCGGCCGCTCGCCGCGATCGGTCCAGAGCTCGGCAAGGTCGGTATTGATAAACGTCTTCAGCTTGTCGGGATCGTTCCGCGAATCTAAGAAGTCGCTCGTCAAGTGAGCCAGAGAGTGAAGCTCGAGAAGCGAGTACAGGTGAGAAACCCAGAAGCCGGCGTTCCCGTTGAAGGGCCCGTGCGGTTTCCAGTGAACACTCTCGCGAATCCATCGGCGCCGCTCTTGCTCGGTCCACAAGTGCCCGCACTGAACGCAAAGGTACCGCGCGCCGGCCGCGGCCTCGAGCTTCGGAAGACTGGAGTCGAACCGGACCTGGGACCATTTGAGAATCTGAGCCGTCCCGCACTTCCCACAACAGACGTACGGCTTACGCTGGTCTGAATTCTCGTACTCGTCTTCAATTCGGGAGTGTCCCTTCACGGTCGGCGAGCAGGCCGCGATCATCTTCCGGCGCGATCCGAACCGGGCCATACGCTTCTTAGCCAGGCTGAGCGGGTCGCCTTCTTTGCCGGCTGACTTGTCCCACTTGTCGATCTCGTCGCAGAACAGGTATCGAATCGTTCGGCGCGCCAGGTTGGCCGGCGAGATCGAGCCCACGAAGTCGACCGAGCCGCCCGGGAAAACCTTATGCTCGATCGTGTTGTTTTTGTCGCGCGAGCCGGTTCCGATGATCCGGGCGCCGAGCGGTTCGATATCCCGACACATTGGGGTAAACCGCTCCTTCGAGAACTTGCTCGCGTCGTCGTCTTTGTAGCCTACGAAGAGCATCGGGCCCGGCTGCTCGGAGATTGCCCAGGCCATCGCGATCTGCATCGCCAGAGTTTTTATAAGCTGCGTAGCGGTCATCAGCGTAACCTGGTGAATTCGCGGATCGCTGAACGCGTCGAGGATCTCACGCTGCCAGGGGTCGAGGACGATCGTATTCGTGACGGCCGAATACTCGCCCGAGAGCCGGAAGTGCTTCTCGGCCCATTGAGACATTGGAAGATTATCGGCCGGCATGAGGACCAGGCGAAGGTCGTCGAGCTGGCTCGTATCCGGAACTTTGGGTTCTCTCGCTGTCATGCTGTGACCTGGTTCGGTTGCTTGTATGTCGCGACCTGGCGAAGCGCGCGATTTATCCGTTCTTCGACGAGTTGCCGGCAGCGATAGGCGTCGGATTCTTGAGCCAGCTCGTCGCCGAGCTCCTGGCCGATCACGGTCAGTTGCTCGCGCAGCTCGGCGAGAACGTCCGATTCGAATTTACGAACCGCGGCGATATCTACGAACGTGCCCTGGAGACGCTTCAGAAGTACTTCTTCTTTTTGCGCCCGGGTGATCTCTCGCCGAAGCTGTACTTTCCCCATCATCGACCGCTCGCCAGGATCGGCCGGGAAGGTGAACGTCTGCTGCGATTCCGGCGGCCGACCTTCGCCGCCCGCGGCGCCGGCCGCTTGCTTCTTCGGGTTCATGCTGGCTTCCCAGACCGCGGTCGCGTGATCGAGGTCCAGCTTCCCGCGGCCATGCGTTGCAGGATCGAGGAACGGAACGCCATGTTCACGAAGTCGTTTATAGGCGGCCTGGCGAGAGATGCCCTGCTCGTCTGCCCATTGTGCTAGTGATCCGATTCGCATGATTTACCCGGTTGCTACACTTCCATCATGGGACGCACGAAAATAGCCTGGGCGACGCGTACGGTTAACGTCGTTTCCGGCTGCAGTAAGCCCGCCGCAATTCCCGCGGCCGGCCTGGTGATTCTGAAAGAGAAGGCCGCGCGCGAAGGGGTCGACGTTGATATAGATCCCGTTCGTTCCCGGTGGCTGAACGCCGGCAGCTCGCCCGAGTGTGCCAGGTGTTACGCCGAGGCTCTCTCGACCCGCCGCGGTTGGACGCTCAAACCTTGGAGCGAACAGAACGCTCTCGAGAATATCCGCCTTCGGCCCGATCGCTTCGGCGAGCTCGGCATTAAGGCGAAGCCCGTTACGAACCCGCCCTCGGAGAGAGAACGCTTTTTTCTTTGCTCTATGGGTGATTTGTTCCATGAGTCGGTCCCCGACGAGTTTCTCTCTCAGTTGTGGCCCCACCTGGTTAAAAACGAACACATTCACATGCTTCTCACGAAGCGGATCGACCGCGCCGCGGCCTGGCCCGGACCCTGGCCCGACCACATCTGGCTCGGGACCACGATCGGCCATACGTCGACGAAGTGGCGGGCCGAGTACTTGCGTCGATCGCGGGCGAAGGTGAGGTTCATCAGTGCCGAGCCGTTGCTCGAGTCGATCGTACCGCTGAACCTGGAAGGAATTCACCAGGTTATAGTCGGCGGCGAGAGCGGGCCCGGGTACCGCAAGCTCGAGCGCGAATGGGTTCTCGAGATTCGCGAGGCTTGCGAGAAGGCCGGCGTCGCGTTCTTTTTCAAACAGGACGCCGGCGCCCGGCCTGGCTTGCGGCCGTATCTCGAGATCGACGGCGAGAAGCTGGTCTTCCACCAATTCCCGGGAGAGCTGACCCCGCCGACGATCTGGACGCCCGAAGTCGAGGTCGTCTAGGAACGCCGGCGCCAGACTAGGACCGGCTTCGACTTCCGGACGAAGGCCGGCAGCTTGCGAAGGCCGCATGCGTTCCGGAAGGGGTTCGTCTCTTCGTCGATCGCGACGACCTGGTACGCGACCAGGTCGGCCGGCAGAGCGAAGCGCGGATCCTTCTCGGGCCGCGGCGCCGTACTGTCTCCGAACTTGGCCCAGGCGACCAGCGTCTCGGGTTGGTCCGGTAGTGTCGCCGTGAATCGCCGTACGAGCTTGTCGCACTGCGGGAAGGTTCCGGGCCAGACCTGCGGGTACCAGAGCCCGTCGGCCGCTTTCACTGCGACGTAGCAGGCCTCGGCGCCCGTGACGTGGATCTCTTCGAACTGACCGACGACCCGTTCCCCGCGGCCGAGGTTATCGATCACGACGGGCCGGCGGCCGGTGAAGAAGTCGGCCAGGCGAGCGCCTGCACGCTTTAAGGCTTCGTTCATTTCGCGACCTCGCCCTTATCGCCGACCTCAGCCATACGGGCGGCGATCGATTTTTTCTCGAGAGCTTCGCGAAGAGCCAGGCGCCAGGCTTCGAGAGATCCGCCGAAGGTCCGGGCCAGCTCGCCGGCTTCGCTTACGACCTTTACGGCCAGGCGCCAGCGGACCAGGCTCGGAGGAACGCCGGCCGGCGAGAGCGTGCTCG